CGCCCACGGTACTAATCTTGGAGGCAGTTTACACCGCGTTCAAGAAATCCGCCCAGATGTATAAATGGGACGGGACCGAGCAAGCTGGCAAATGCCAGACGAGCTGTCTCGTACGGACCTTTATTGCCGCACTTTGACCCTCCGAAGTAGTTACTGCGTCACCTTCGGCGTTGATTCGTCTTCCGACGATATCACACCTAGGAATGGGCAAATTACGTCTGAGTCTTTGTATTGCAAAGACATCACAGTGGGTCTCTTGTTCGCGGTCTTTTCGACCGTAAGCACGTAAGTGCCACAAAAGATAGCTCTGTATGCCATAATGGTATGCAGGCTTGCTGTGACAGACGTAACCGCGGAAGCGATTAATCCAACCAACAGCACGTATAACGCCCATTTTGTAGGCGTCGTGCGGGTGGACAAAGATTCCGCTGCCCGAACTCTCGTTGAATGGAACAATGTGAAGTCTCTCAGTTTTAACGAGTCTCTTCATACGGCTCCATAACTTTCCTTCGGGCAAAGCAATACCTACAATGCCATTGATAAAATGGCACATGTCATAGGCATTGCCAGGCGACCCCTTAAGATAAAAGGGCCGAATGTCAACTCCATGATAGTAATCTTTTCCACAGGATTCCCGAAAGGGCCCTGTTGAAAAGGACTTTTGCAAGTTCGGCACAAAACCGAACCAGCAGTAACGCTACGATCTCATCGTACAACGATGATTCAAGAATGATATCATCGCCATAGACAGAGTAAGTTTTGCTGCCGACGGCCTCGCAAAAGGACGCAAAAATGAGCGTTTCTAGCGAGAATGTAAACCCGTTACCCATAGAGGAATACTTCGAGAACCTTCCGGTTCCAAAGCACCCCTTATAGCACGGAGTTCTTAAATCGTCCAACAACCGCAACCAGTCACTTGGAAGTAACATAGCTACTGTGTTGTAGGATAAAGTGTCGGACGCCATCGTTAAATCGATGGTGCAAAGACTACCGTCCAATGAGCCAATTCTGGCCATTTTCTGGTTCGTAGTCTGGTCTCTTAGATCGATACCAGAGATCCTTTTAAGGTTCTCTTTAAGGTGTCTATCAACTGCTAGCTGGAAGGGTAAGTTCCCTATAGGCTCGCAGGCAATAGTTCGATACGTCAGAGACGTCTTCGGAACAAG